CCAGCAGACCTTGCACCAACAGCACCTCGCATTGGTGAGAATGGTGATGTGGACAACAAGCGTTCACAGACCAACAAGAAGAAGAAAGGTACATCCAGCTTGAGGATTGATTCTCAAGTAGGTGGCACTACTCCTACTGGTATTAACATTCCAAAGAAGTAAATATATATGACAGTTATTCGCCAACGCTACGAGCGTCTGGAGTCTGAGCGTCAACCTTTCCTTGACCGAGCTAGGGATGCAGCAGAACTTACTATACCTAGCCTACTTCCTCCAGATGGTCATTCAGCACATTCAAAGTTATACACCCCGTACCAAGGAATTGGAGCGAGAGGTGTCAATAATTTATCTTCTAAAATGTTGCTGGCATTACTACCTCCTAACTCGCCATTCTTTCGCTTAACAGTGGACGATTTTAAGTTACAAGAGTTAGCACAAGAGGAAGGTGCAAGAGCAGAAGTTGAAGAAGCTCTCTCCAAAATTGAACGTGCTGTAATGTCTGAGATTGAATCTTCTTCAACTCGGATTGCAGCATTTGAAGCCATAAAGCATCTGTTAGTTGCAGGCAACGTCCTTCTCTTCCAACCCGATAAAGGTGGCATGAGAGTGTTCCACATGGACAGGTATGTCCTAAAGCGCGACCCAATGGGTAATGCGCTAGAAATCGTGACTAAAGAAGATGTGTCACCCAGTGCTTTGCCTATAGAAATCAGAGAACTGCTAGAGTCATCTGATACAGAAGATACTAGCAATGATGAACCAGTTTCTTTATTTACTCACATAGTTCGTAGAGACGGAAAATGGAACGTAGCACAAGAAGTGGCTGGCATTCCTGTACCTGATTCAGATGGCACATACCCACTGGATAAATCCCCTTGGATTCCACTTAGACTTAGCCGGATTGATGGCGAGTCATACGGACGTGGGTATGTTGAAGAATACCAAGGCGACTTAAACTCACTTGAGTCTTTGACACAATCCATTGTTGAAGCTGCTGCGGCATCTGCTAAGGTTTTATTCTTAGTGCGTCCCAACGGCACAACACGAGCTAGAGTCTTAGCAGAAGCTCCAAATGGGGCTATCCGAGAAGGTGATGCAAATGATGTCAGCACACTGCAAGTCCAGAAATCAGGTGACATGCAGATAGCTTTTCAAACGGCACAAGAAATCAAAGAGCGTTTATCCTTTGCATTCTTAATGAACTCATCAGTCCAACGCAATGCTGAACGGGTGACTGCTGAAGAAATTCGCTACATGGCTTCCGAGCTAGAAGATGCCCTTGGTGGTATCTACTCTATTCTAAGTCAAGAGTTTCAACTCCCCCTCGTTAACCGCCTACTACTACAAATGCAAAAGCAGAAGAAAGTACCGCAGTTACCCAAGGGTGTTGTATCCCCAACAATCGTCACTGGACTTGAGGCTTTAGGCCGAGGCCATGACCTAAACAAATTAGCTGCAATGCTAGACCATCTTCAACCTCTAGGCCCAGAAGCAATTCAGAAGTACATGAACGTAGGTGACTACATCACTCGTGTTGGTACTTCACTAGGCATGGATATGGGTGGCTTGATTAAATCTGAAGAACAGATGCAACAAGAAGAACAGCAAGCAATGATGATGCAAACTGGACAACAGTTAGCCCCTCAAGCATTTGATGCTATGAAAGAGCAAATGACAGCACAACAAGGAACTGAACAAACATAATGGTAGATTCTGTAAATATCATCCAAGGTGAAGGCGAAGACAGCCAAGAGCATATTGATGCTATGGTAGCTAAATCCGAAGGTGATTCCCCCCAGACCCCAGACAACCAAGAGTCCACAGTGGATGAACGGCCTGAGTGGTTACCAGAAAAGTTTAAGACCCCAGAAGATATGGCTAAGTCTTATGCTGCGCTAGAAAAGAAAATGTCAGGTGGTAAAGATACAGAGGCAAAAGCTGATGAATCGACACCTACAGAAATTCCATCTAACGAAGATGCAAAGGAAGTCGCTGAAAAAGCAGGCTTAGACTTTGATGCCATGCAACTTGAGTATGGCAGTAATGGACAGCTATCTGATGAAACCTACGAGGCCATCAACAAATCGGGAATACCCCGTGACGTAGTTGATTCATACATCGCTGGGCAAGAAGCATTAGCCACTAGCTTACGCTCTGACATGTTCAGTAGCGTAGGTGGTGAAGAGAACTATGGCAACATGATGCAGTGGGCTTCAAACAACCTTGATAAGGCTGAAGTCAATGCGTACAACAACGTCATGGGAACCTCTGACCCTGCACAAATACAATTAGCCGTTCGCGGTTTACACGCTCAATACCAAGCAGATACTGGAAGTAACCCTTCCTTAATCTCTGGAGAAACTACTGCAAATGCGGGTAGTAAATTTGAAAGCGTGGCACAGGTTACCGCAGCAATGCGTGACCCTAAATACAAGACTGACCCTGCATTCCGTAAGACAGTCGAAGCTAAGTTAGCGCGTTCCAGCGTTATCTAAGACACCCCCTCTTACAAAGCTTAAAGCTAAACCACTGACAAATACTTTGCCTCTGCGGAGGACAACACTGTGGAAGTCACGGAAAGGCCGGAGCCTCAAGAGAACATCACTTGAAACTTCAATCCTATTCTAAGGACTATATACATGAGTAACGCAACTGTTTCACGCATCGGCCAAGTCAATGGTTCGGGCGATACTAATGCACTATTTCTCAAGCTATTCGCTGGAGAAGTAATCACACAATTTGAAGAAAAGAACGTAATGGCTCCATTGCATTCTGTTCGCACAATCTCCAACGGCAAGTCTGCATCATTCCCAGTTATGGGTACTGCGACTGCTTCTTACCACGCTGTAGGTACTGAAATTACTGGCGGTGCAATCAAACACGCAGAGAAGGTTATCACTGTTGATGATTTGCTTGTAGCACCAGCTTTCATAGCCTCAATTGATGATGCGAAAGCACATTATGAAGTGCGCTCTACCTACACCAAAGAGTTAGGTAACGTATTAGCTAACACCTACGACAAGAACATCTTGCGTGTAGTTGTCCAAGCTGCGCGTGGTGCGGCAACCATTACTGGTACTAATGGCGGCACTGTAATCACCAAGGCTAACTTCACTACCTCTGCCAACATCGTAGCTGCTTTATTTGACGCTGCTGAACAGATGGATGGGGATGATATTCCTGAAGATGAACGCTATGCCGTTGTATCGCCAGCTATCTATTACAAGCTAGCACAAGACACCACAGTTCTTAACAAGGATTGGGGCGGTGAGGGTGCTTATGCAGATGGTAAGGTATTGCGTGTTGCTGGTATCACCATTGTTAAGTCTAACCACTTACCTACGGGTAACCAAAGCACTGTTACTGGTGAGCAGAACACTTACCACGCTGACTTTACTAAGACTAAGGCTGTTGTATTCCATAAGTCTGCTGTCGCTACAGTAAAGCTAATGGACTTGGGCCTTGAGTCTGAGTACGACATCCGTCGTCAAGGTACATTGTTCGTTGCTAAGTATGCAATGGGACATGGCGTATTGCGTCCAGAAGCTGCTATTGAATTAGCATTGCCATAGGCAAACACACTAGGGGAACTTCGGTTCCCCTTTTTTTCTTTTTTTTAAGGATTCACTACGATGTCCCTAACGCCTACAACTGAGCTTGAAGCAGTCAATACCATGCTCAATACAATCGGTGAAGCACCTGTGAACACCTTGGTCAACATGACTTCAGTCGATGCATTAGCTGCACTTAGTGTATTACAAAATGTTAATCGTGGAGTCCAAGTCGAAGGTTGGTTCTTCAACTCTGAGTATGACTATCCGTTGGTTCCTGACCTAGACGGAAATCTACCTTTACCCACAAATTTAATGTCCGTTGACTCTACAAATGAGTCATCTTCATACGATTTAATTCAACGTGGTTCACGGGCGTATGACCGCAAAAACCATACATACACATTCACCGAAACAGTGAAATGTGACCTAATTCTATTACTGGCCTTTGAGGAAATCCCAGAGGCAGCACGTAACTACATAACCCTACGGGCATCCCGTATTCTCCAAGACCGCCTACTAGGTTCTGACTCACTGCATACTATGAATCGTGAAGACGAGTATCAAGCATTGACCTCATTGCGTCTTATTGAATCCCAGAATGCTGACTACAACATATTGACGGGTCACTCTGATGTGGCACGAATCCTAACGAGGTAAGACATGGCACTTGTAAGTAGCTCAATACCAAACCTCGCTAATGGGGTATCACAGCAAGCCCCTAGTGTTCGTTTAAATTCTCAAGCAGAAGAACAGGTGAATGCATTTAGTTCTATTATCAGTGGTTTACGCAAGAGGCCACCCACGCAGTATTTAGCTAACTTAGTGTCCAATGCCGCAGCCAATGGTAATTTCTTTATACACACTATTAATCGTGACGTAACTGAGCGTTATATAGTTATTGCAGACAACACCTCTTTAAAAGTGTTTGGTTTTGATGGCACTGAATATTCTGTAAGTACGCCCTCCGGCTATTCTTACCTAGCTACGGGTAACCCTTTTACAGATTTTAAGTCAGTTACTATTGCTGATTTTACTTTCATTTTAAATAAATCAATA